GAAATATCTTATTACGGGCAAAGCCACCTCTGTCGGGTGGGCGGATGACAAAGAGCTACGCATAGCCACCAAACGCCCCGTATCCACATGGCTTGATGTCTTTGTCCATGAGACCTGTCACCTCGACCAGCAACTCCAAAGACCCAAGTGGCATGATGTCAGAGAGGATGCCCTTGGCAAGCTGGATGAATGGCTTGCTGGCAAGAAAGTAGACTATGTGGACAAGTATATCCGACTCGTTGTTGAACTGGAATGGGATTGCGAGAAACGATCAGTAAGAAAGCTTGCTCGTAATAAACTACCCGTAGATCTTAAACGCTATGCCCAGATGGCCAACGCCTACATCTTGGGCTACCATTGGATGTTCAACAATCGCAAGTGGTGCAAGAAAAGCTACGAGACCACTCGTATTTGGAGCCAAATGCCCGAAAAAATCATTTCCTTAAACATCGCGCTATTCCCCCCAGCAAAACTTACCGACCCATACTATGATTGATCTACTCAACGGAAGTAATGGAAAAGACTACATCCCGTGTCCTTCCTGCTCGCAGATTGATGAAATCAAGCAACTACTTGCTGAATATCAGACCTTTGAAGGAGAGAGCCCGATTATCTCAATTGATCTACTAATTTCGGAAGTCAAGATGTGGAGAAGCAAGGAAGCTTACGAACGCAAACTCAAGTCCACCATGATTTCCTCCATGGTTAAGAATCTAGAAAACAAAGGATTCCAAGTTGATGAAAACAATTGAAGACAAGTGGGTTGCGCGGTTTATCAAGTTAGCTGAAGAAGTCTCCACATGGAGCAAAGACCCCTCCTCACAAGTGGGCGCTGTCATTGTCCGACCAGACAGAACCATAGCATCTGTAGGATTCAACGGCTTTCCTAGGGGGGTGGAGGATTGCCATGAACGTATCTCAAATCGCGATACTAAACTCCTCTATACAATCCATGCCGAGATGAATGCCATCTTGTCGGCTAAAGAACCACTTAAAGACTACTCTCTTTTTGTCTGGCCATTCCAACCATGTGCCCATTGTGCGGCGTCTATCATTCAGTCTGGAATCAAGGATGTGTATTGCCCATTCAACGCCCATCTGGATAGCTACGAGCGTTGGGCCGACTCATTCAAAGCCGCCCTCCAAATGTTTGACGAAGCTGAGGTTCGCGTTATTTTCTCTTGACATCCCCCGAATCCTCGTCTCTATTAACCAAATTATGAGCGAAGGACTATCCAAAGTCTTTGAAATGGTCAGTGGCTGGAAGGAGCATTCTCAGTTTGAACATGACCACGAAGGCTACATCACAACCGAACGAGTCGGAGAAGGAAAGGCAATGTTTCTTTGGCGGGTTGACAAAGAGCCAGTCCACCTCGACCATATGTACATGGACGGAAATCTATTCGTCCGATTCAGCGAAAACTATCAAATAAATCTATGAGTGAAGAAACCAAACAACAAGACCCGTCCGAAGTGCTTACTAATCGCGTGAACAGCGCCTATGTAGCCAAGGACTACACACTGCTTAACGGCGGCACCGATAACATCGTAATGATCCAAGGAGAGCGCAAAGACTCCGACCCCGTGGATATTCTTCTTACCTATGACGGCATGGAAGAAGTCCTTGGCTCTCTCAAGGAATCCACAACCACGAAAGAAGAAGTCAAAGAAGAAGCCTCCGAATGACCAGCATCTGGCTGATAGGTGCGGTAGGTGTCTGCTATGGTATTGTTTCTCTAGAGCAAGCTGTGCGCGGAAACTACGCCCTATCAGTCATCTGGGGAGGATATTGCTTTTCCCAATGGGGATTGCTTTGGATCACACTTTACGGAACTAAATAATTCTGGCACAATTCCCGCTTCGTTCTTTGATTAGAAAGGAGGTGGAAAGGAATTGAACAACTACTACACCAATGAATTCGGTATTGTCTACGGCCCTTATGGGGGGATTGGCTACGCCCCGCGACTCAAAACGAAGCAGGATAAACCCAACTGTTTCGGTTTGTGCCGCTGGTTTGCGTATCTCTTTCTGTAGACAACGGGTTCAAACTACAGAAACAAAGGGAGGGGGCAATTAGCCTCCTCCCTATTTATTTTATGGAAGCTATAGGATCTATCTACGCAATGCTGGCCTGTTTGTTTATCGGCTGGTGGAAAGTTACAGGCAAGCATCTTGACTGATGGTTGACTAATTACCTCAATGGTTGACTCATTTGTAGCTATTGTTTTCTGGGGTGCCATGGTTATCGTGGCCCTCAAGGTCATCAAAGACCGAATTAAACCTGAATAACAATGAAGCTAACTACAATTGTTGCAGCCTCTATCCTAGCCATTATCTTTTGGGGAACATTTTCCTATGGTATCTATGCTCTCCTCTACTGGAAATAAGCTAGAGAGGTGGATCAAAACCCGACTTGAGGATGAGGTCAAGGTAATGAACCTTCTACAAGAGTACGGAGTGGTGAGCGACAATGCTGTCTGGGCTAAGGATGTGGGCAATGACGGCAAGGCTATGCGATGGATGGCAATAAACTTTGAACATTTCAAAGCCCACCTTGTCTAATATCGCAATGGAAATAAAACTAACAAGTCACGAAGTTGGCTCCGCCGTTCGTGTTGGTGGGTTAAGAAATTGGCAAGCAATACGGGCGGGACTGCATGATGCCCATGGATTCAATGGTGATGGTTGGGGCATTAACATTGAGGGGGCTATGGGGGAAATGGCAGCGGCAAAAGCTTTGGATGTTTATTGGGACGGATCAGTTAATACGTTTAAGGCTAATGACTTAAATGGAATTCAGGTTAGAACAAGAAGCGAGCATCACTATGATTTGATTGTTAGGCCAGAAGATGACAATGACGCAATATGGATTCTTGTTACTGGCAAGAATGGAATTTATAACGTTAGAGGATGGATTTTGGGCCGCGATGCCAAGCAAAAAGAATGGCTTCAAGTCTATGGGAAGCGTCCACCAGCATACTTTATTCCTCAAAATAAACTAAAATCTTTAGAAAGATTGAAATATGAACACATGCTTTGAGATCGGGCAACGCGCCGAACAGCGATTTGCACGGCACATTAGTGGGCCTGTCTTTGCTACCATGAAGCAGGATATCCATGAGCATTGGGACGTTAAGTCGGTAGCTGGCACCAAATACGATGTTAAGGCGATGAAGAAGTGGAATCGGGCCGACCCCGAACCCACAGATCGTATGCACTACATCGAACTACGCAACGTCAACGGGGATCTGGGCTGGCTTTACGGAGAAGCAGACTACATCGTCTTTGAGACCCGCGCTCATTGGATAGTGGTCAAACGCCGCACCCTCATGCCCTTTATTGAAGGATTGACAGAAAATAGTGAACAAAGCCTGAAACCCGCTGTCTATAGACTTTACCAACGCAATGGTAGAAAAGATCTGATGACCGTAGTGCCTACAGTAGACCTACTGGCCATTAGTGAAGAGATAATAAAGAAACAAAATAACTATGAATAACCAACAAAAAGACAATTCGGGAGCATTGTTCCCGAACAAAAGCGATAACCCCAAAGCCCCGACCCACAAGGGTAAGGTGATGGTCAACGGAGTCCTCCTCGACGTTGCGGGCTGGAAACAGAAGTCCCAAAAGGGAGTAGACTACATCAGCCTCAAATTCTCTCCTCCTTACAAGAAGGAAGAAGAAGTAGACGAGGCATTCTAATTTAGGGTGTCAGCCCATGGGGTGGGAGGTAATTCGACCTATCTCCCGCCCCAACCCCTCATATGAATAATACAATTGCACAGCTTAACGACGATCTGGCCCACGCCGAAGCTACGTTAAGAACACTGTTGGAATCCACCCGTGACTGGCTGGATAACGACATCAAGGAGTCTGGAGAAGACTTCGTCAAGGGGCTACAACGCCGAATCATAGACCGCCACCCCCAATTAGGATGGGTTATTGACCCACTGGAGTTTTAGATGGCTGGCAAGGGAGACAGACCAAGGAAAGTGGACGGCCCGAAGTATCGGGAAAACTACGATTTTATTTATGCGAGCAAAAGTCATCGGAATCAAACAAGACCGCAACCCCGCAATTCATACCCCCAAACCCCGAAACGTGAACCCAAAGATCAATAAACTACTCAAGGATGGAAGGCTGCTTCCCATCTACAACGCCATAGGAGAGACTTTGTGCCTTGTTGGCTATCGTCGCAAGCCAACCAGCAGAAAAGCCCACCAGCGGCCCTTTATGCTCAAACAACCCATACCATTGGGCCCAATCGAGACCAACCCCGAAACAGAATGACCACAGTAGAGGCAGACAAGCTCCTAAAGGAGAGAGAGGAGAGCGTCATGTTCGCAGACGGCCTAGAAGAAGCCTTTATCGGAATAGGCTACCAAAACTACTCCCCAGTGGCCATCTACTCCAAGTCCAAAGCCATCCAATGCTTCATAGACCAAGGCATGGACGAAGAACAAGCCTACGAATACTTCGACTACAACGTAGCGGGAGCCTATGTCGGGGGGGCCACCCCAATCTTCCTAGAAGATGGTGATTGAGTACAAAATGGGAAATAGTTCAATTTTGGCTTGAATAAACCCCTGTAGTTAACAGTCAAAGCCCGAAACATGTACACAAAACCCCGAATCCATGGACACATTCCCCCCAACATGTCTAAGCCGTAGACATATTAAAGGATAGAGCCAATTCCTTTAATAGCGCAACCTGTTATAAAACCAGCCACGAATTTATAACAGAGAAAAATATTTAAGACGGGGTTCGCTTAAAAGAAGGGGGTAGGGGGTTCTCTAGAAAGAGAAGAGACGGGGGGCGTATAACAGCGCTACGCTCTACCGCCTCTATATAAGGGCGGATAGCGCGATAGCGTCCACGCTACACCACGCTCAAATAGCGTCCCATAGCGTTGTAGCGTTCATTGTAAATTATTACTTGACGGGTTACTTTTCCCCACAAATCTTTTGAGAGGGGGTATTTCAGGATAAAGGTATGTCCGCCAGCGAAGGGTTGGGGGTGAGACGGGTGTGGTGGGTGGCTGTTGCTGGGCCTGTGAGGCTCTGTAAGGGCTCCGTGCCTGCTGTTCCCTGACCTCGCCCCGCTTCCCCATCATCTCCTCCCATGGGGCCTTTCTACGATGCGTTCCCTTTGCCCGCACTTCCCCTCTGTGCCCCTTCCATCCTTTGCCCGCCCCTCTGTGGGCTCCGCCCCTCTATCCGCCCCCCTGTGGGCGTATGGGCCCACCACCCCCCTCCACCGCCCCTCTCCACCCTGCCCCCTGTGGGCTCTGATCCCTCTGTGAGTATGACCACCGCACCCCGCCCCTTCTCTGTTCCTGTGGCATTCTCGCGCCATTGGATGGCATAGGACATGCATGTCTCATCCCCACCTTCCCGCACTGTGGCAATGGGGTTTCCCTCATTAATCATGCCAACCTTTAGAAATGATGGGAAATATATTTCCCACCAATGATGATTTATTTAAAAAAATCTCTTGCCTTGGTTCTGTAGTTCGCTACCTTTGGCCTTGTGAATACATACTTCACCCAGCAGGAGGACGGATCTTTCCGCCCTATCACCTTCAATCAATCCAACCTTGCTGATATCGTTGCTGACGTAATCGCGCACGAATTTAAATCCGCTTTGGCGGATAAGGTGCGCGGTCTCATCGACTCGGTGGATCTCGGCAATCGTATCGAATCCGCCATCGATGGGGTTGACCTCGATGACATTGCAGAGGAGGCAGTGCGCGACGAAATCAACACTCGGATAGAGAACATGGATCTCTCGGTGGACGTTTCGCTCTAATCCCATGACCGCAATACTCGCAAACGAATCTGGCAGACTGAAAAGACTGACAGAGGATTTCGAC